TGGGCAAGGAGAGGAACGATGACTAAGACCACGGTTGATCTGGTAGCAAGCGGCGCATTACCGGAGTTGCGCTCGGTACATGATGAGTGGTTCGCGTGGCGTCCCGTGCGGCTGGGGGCACTCGGCACCGGGAGACTGGTTTGGTTCCGTCGCCTTTGGCGCAATCAATGCGCGGGCGTCACAATCTATCAGCCTCTTGGAAAGAAATAATACTTTGTTTTACTTCGCGATTACTTAGCTAGGCTCCAATGAACCTGTGGGCGTCGCGCAGATGGATGGACAAGCGGGCGTCGCGCCCCTTGACGGAGCGTAACGCTACGGGTAACGTTACTGCCTCACCACGCTCAGAGGCATCGCCCGTGAAAAAGATTGGCCCCAAGGAAGCGCAGAGGCGGCTGCTGGCGCGCAAGTCAGTGGACCGCGACACTACCCCCTCTCCCGCTATCTCACTCCCCAATGAACCGCTCGCCGCCGCGTTGGCGGACGTTACGCCTGCCGACATTCTGGCGCGTATTCGCGAGAAGGCAACGGCACGGCAGCGCGCCTTTCGGGAGCGGCGGCGCACCGCGAAGGAGGGGGAGTGAGGCCGCTCGCCATTGATCTCTTTTGCGGACTTGGTGGCTGGACGGATGGCCTGTTGGCAGCGAGGTATGAGGTCATCGGCTTCGATATCGAGCGGCACATCTATGGCGCGCATCGCTACCCTGCGCAGCTTGTCGTGCAGGACGTGCTGACGCTGCACGGATCGCAGTTCCGGGATGCCACCTTGATCGTCGCCTCGCCGCCGTGCCAAGCCTACAGCTATCGCGCCATGCCCTGGTCCCGGGCGAAGGCGATGCCGCCACCAGATAACACGCTGTTTGAAGCCTGCTTCAGGATTCAACGTGAGGCGAGTGCCGCCGCTGGGCATCAAGTTCCCTTGGTGGTTGAGAATGTCAAAGGCGCCCAAAAATGGGTTGGCCGGGCGCGGTGGAATTATGGCTCGTTTTACCTTTGGGGGGATGTCCCGGCGCTGATGCCGTTCACAGTTCGGGGCCACAAGGTTCCTGGGTTTCGCTTTGATGGCTCTGGCCGATCTTTCCAATCTGAAAGCGTTGATAGACAGAGGGATGATGGAACAAAAATTGCCGGTATGAATTGGAGCAATTTCGGGAAAGAAGGCTACAAGGCAGAGGCGTTCAACGGCAACGCTGACCGGATGTTCAAAAACACTGGCGACTCTTGGTTTGCGATATCGCATAACAAGACGCCTAAAAACAACCCGCATGGCAGCACTAGGCGCAAGTTCGCCTCTGCGATGATAGCCAAGATACCCCTAACTTTGTCTCGTCATATTGCAGAGGCTTATCGACCAAGGGAAGATCGAGAGGCGGGTTAGGGCGGTCCCGCCACTTGGTTTGCAAATTCGGTTATCTGCTTGATGCTGCCAAAGACCTCATCAGGCACTTGCTTGTTAGGATCAGGGGAGCCGCGCAACTGCGCGATAATGCTCGCCAGCTTATTCACCGCCGCCGCCAAGGATTGCAGGGCCGCATCGGTATCGACCTCGGTTGCCATGTGCCCGGTCATCCCTGTGGAGTGTTGGCTGCTACAGCAGCGGCGAGGTTAGTTGTCTGTGTCTGTAGAGACGTAGAGAGCGCCTCAATAGCCGCCAGTTGCTCCGGGGTCGCCCCCGCCGCCTGAGCCGCAGCCACAGCGTCTGCAATCATCTTCGGAATGCCGTCCAGTAGCGCTATCGCTGATTCCGTCACGCTCGTCTCTTGCGTAACCTCGGCTTGCAGGGCGGCGATGTCGTCATCTAACTTTGCCATTGTGCCTCTCACGTTGCTAAGGGTTGCGAGTAGTATAGAGATATTACCCTCTATCCGGGCGAGCGAGCGTAGGATGTCTGCCTCTCTAAACATTAACGAAGGGGCGGCAGTGGGCGATAAAACAATGTTCCCCCAAACAGCCCAAGCTGGCCGAGTAGGATCAGGATGATGATGAGGGCGAGCAAAGCCTTTGCCACAACGGCAAACGGCGGCGGCAGGGGGATGGCGTCAATCACATAGAAGATAAGCCAAGCGACCAGCCCCAGGACCAGCACAAGGATCAAAAGCCCGACGAGACTCATCTCAGCCCCTCCGCCCAATTGTCATCACCGCGACCATCACCGCGACCAGCCCCGGGACCAGCACAAGGATCAAAAGCCCGACGAGACTCATCTCAGCCCCTCCGCCCAATTGTCATCACCGCGACCATCACCGCGACCAGCCCCAGGACCAGCACAAGGATCAAAAGCCCGACGAGACTCATCTCAGCCCCTCCGCCCAATTGTCATCACCTCATAGGCCAGCCAAATCACCAACCCCAACAGTACCACGAGGATGAGAAAGTCACCTATGATTAATAGGGCGACGGCATTCATCGCTTCCCCTTTTCTTAAGACGCTCCTCGGTGGCCTGAACCCCTGCAATGCCGCCTACAGCAAAGCCAACAAAAAATATGACTAGGAAGCTGGCGATGAGACTAAGCACAAACTCTGCATCACTCAATCGACATCTCCGCATCGAAATGCGCCGCTGCGTTCTTGTCGGTGATATTAAGAATGACCGTCAAGCTATCGGGCTTGATGTTGCACTCTAGGAGCCAGCACCGCAGCGCGTAGAAGACCTGTTCCATGTTCCGCATGTTCATCGCTTTCCGCGCCGCGCCTCGCTCAGAGCAATGGCGATTGCCTGCTTGCGTCCCTTGACCTTTGGCCCGCGCTTGGAGCCGCTGTGAAGTTTCCCGGCCTTGAACTCATGCATAACCTTCTCGACCTTGCCCTTTGCCATCACTTTCCTCCCTCTAACTGCTGTCTCATTACCTCGATTGGCTCTGAAAGATCGTATCCGAACCCATGCCTATCCCATACCTCTAGAACCGCATAGGCGGTGTCTTGCAGCTTATCCAGCATCTCATGGGCCACACTAAGCTGGTACTTCAATTCCTCAATTTCACCAGCGAGCTTTTTCAGTGTTTCAGCTAGTCCACCATCATCAATTTCCCGCATGTTTGCCTCGTCATCCCGGTCCGCCCTGAGCTTCCAATCATCGTAGCTGTCGCGCCAATCCATCAAAGGCCCCCGATTGTCGCGAGCTTGAGTATCATCGCCTGCGTATCGATCACCAAAGCCGCGCAGCCAATCTGTAGCTCGACCGGAATGCCCGCGCCTATCGTTCCATACACGTCACGCCCGCGCTGGAATGTGCCAAAGGCTCCGGTGACAGGCACGCGCACCCTACCCTGCTGCGCGACAACCCAGGCGCTCAGAACGGGATAGCAAGCGTGAGCGATCAGATCGCCATGAGCTACCGCATCAGCATCGGCATTCGCCAAATCGGCGGCTGATATAGCTAAGAGCCGTTGGCTCAGGTCGTTGCCGGGAGTGGTTGTCTGTCCCGCGCATCCCGACAGCAGCAAAATAAGCCCTATTTTAGCGGCGTTTTTCATAACGACGCCCTTTGATAATGAATATTGATGTCATTATGGCGCCTAATGTTGTTCCCGCCGCTGATACGGCAATGATGATGCTAAATGCAATTGGCATCTCGGTATTGGCAAAGGCGCCTAGAACAGATGACCAAGACCACACCACCGCGCCCCCAGCCCATAAAAATATAATATGATAAAGCGGGTCGTTGTTCATTTTTTCTCCCCCGTTATACGCCGCGTCAACAACTCAGGCAGTCTGCCGATGCGCTCGGACAACTCAGCGATCTCCTCGTCGGCATTCGCCGCCTTAATCTGCCGGTAGATACGAAGTACGAACTCGGAAACCGCCGTATATAGCGCGTTCTTGATGATGTTCGGATCGGTCATCGCCTGCGCCTCGCTGCCGTGAGACCAGCCAGCGCCAAGCCAAAGACCGCGAGCGATGAAGGCTCTGGAATTGGGTCGGGGGGATCATCGAGGGCAACAAGTGGCTGGGCGGCGGGCGATTGCGTGATCTCGACATACAGCGATCCGCTGCCGGTCTGCCCCTCCGTAAATGGCAAACTCGGCGCATTCCATTCGACCCAGCCGTTTGCGCCGTTATACACCCCGGACCTGGGCGAGGAATCAAAATCAAACGCCGCGAGGAAGTCGTCGCCGCTGATAAGCGGGCCAAAGACGCCCAATGCACTGCCGCCGATGTTCATGCGCGACAGGCTAGGATTGACACCCGACACGGGATAGAAGTCAAAGGCGACGGGGGAACTCAGAGGCAGGCCGCAACATAGCCCCAGGATCGTGATGTCAGCGGTATCGTTGTGATAGGTGAGGGTCGGATCGAGCGTGACATGCACCTCGCGCTGCCGATCGCTCCCTGTCCGAAAAAATATGTCGTAGGTGATGAGCGTCGCTTTCGCGGGAACCGCCGCAGAGAGAAGCAAGGCGCTGGCCACTATGATCTTCCTCATAATCCATCCCCACGATTAAGCCGATCCATCCACGTATCAATTTCAGCCAGGAAGGCCATAACGCTCGCTTCCATCTCATCAATCATTGCGTCATCCCGATCAACGCGGCGCACGAACAGGCTTGCCGGTCCTTTGATGCGGGAATCGAAGCCGACGAAATCACACCAGCGCCGCCCCGTGCAGGCCATTTGCCATTGCATCTGTAAAACGTACTTGTCGGGCACTTCGCCAGCCATGTGCATTTCCACAAGCGTTTGGCTCAATGGACACTTGATTTCCAAAAGGCCCTTGTCGCCCACATATCCATCAGGCGAGGCTCCCGACATCGGGATAGTCGGATGGTCTATGAACCACACTATTTCGACGCTCTCGCCAGAATGGTTCTCATATGCACGGCGCGCAGCGTATTCTGTCTCGACGCCCCATAGCATCGCGGAATTAAGGAATGGTTCTTTCGGCATTCCGGTTAGCCGCTCCGCAATCAGTTCGGCCATGTAGTGCTGGCGGCGCTCGCTTGGCCCCTTCTTCGTCATCGCCAGAACATCCGAAACGCGCGAGGCCGTGACCTTGCCAAGGCGGGCCTGTACCCATGCCTCGATATCATCTCCTAGGTTTGCGGGCGGTGCCTCATCCTCCATGCTCATCACTCGTTACCCCCTTAGCCCGATCCAGCGCTCGCCTTGCTTCTGTGTTTACGCCAAGAGCAAGTACCCAATCCTTATTTGGGCGGGCCTCCCTGCGACAAGATTCGCAGAATACGCGCGTCTCGGCTTCGATCCACTCAAGCGCTTTGACCAGTCTCCCTTCTTTCTCGCTCATCATCTCAGCCCCTCTCCTTGCCCCGTGAGTAGACGCCCGCATTCGTGACATGCACAGCGAGACACTTGGCGCCCAGCGACGGTGGCTTGCGTCGGAAAAGCCAGCGAATAAACCTCATTCCTTCACTCCCTATTGACACCACCACCCTACTATGGGATAAATTGGGATGTCAATGGGAATTGTGGGGAAGATTTCGGAATGTCGCGACCGATAAAGAAAGCGCCTACAAAGCAGGACACGCATATCTATCTTGAGCCTGAAGTTCATAAGTGGCTGCGGGACAGCGCGAAACGCAACATGCGCTCCATCACGCAAGAGGTTACGTACCTCCTACAAAAGGCATGGGAAAATGAACGGTCAGCCTGACCTCTTTGATGCTCCTTTCGTCAGACGATCCAAAACATCGCGCGACGCCGCCAATCAAATCAAGCATGAGCTTCCGCGCTTGCAGAAGATCGTCCTTGATGCGATCAAGGAATCTGAACATGGCTTGACCGATGAGGATGGCATTTTCGTAACCCATCTTCCCGCCAGCACATATCGCCCGCGCCGTATCGAGTTGCAGCGAGCGGGCAAGATAAAAGACAGCGAGCAAACACGTCGCACACTCGCGGGGCGCAAGGCCGTCGTTTGGGTTGCGGTATGAGCGAAAGGTGAATCATGGCAACTAAAGCACAAATCGATCAAATTATTCCTGGCGGCATTCGCGGCGACGATTTCATTCACCGCAAGACGACTGACGGGACGTGTTCCCGGTGCCGTGAAGATATTCCCGAAGACGATTTCTCGCTCATGCTTTGGTCGCAGGACGGAGAAAATCTCCTGATCTATTGCGACAAGTGCTGCGTCAAACAAAAGAAAAAGAAATGAGTCAGAACGTCTCGCTCTCGCAACTTGGCCCCGCAGCACGCGCTCAAGCAGCGAAGTTGATCGCCGACGAAACACGACGGCGCAAGCACGACGCTGCCCTGAAGGTCAACCCTAACCCATTGCCCGCAAACCATAATCCAGATACGCGACGCGCCATCAGCTTCACCATGCCGATCCCGCCCAGCGTGAATCACCTGTTCAAGAATGCGGGCAAGCAGCGGATCAAGACGGCGGAATATGTCGATTGGATACAGCGCGCCGCCATCGCATTGCAGGCGCAAGCGGTTCCTTATACGTGCGGCAATATCGCTATATACCTTCTGATACACCGCGTGGCGCTCAACAGTGATATTGATAATCGCATCAAGAGCGCGCTCGATGCGCTCGTGCGCAATCATGTAATTGATAATGATCGTCATGTCGTAGAAATCCATGCGGCATGGGCAGAAGTTGAAACTTGCACGGTTCGCGTCGAGCCGCGCTAACCGTCCGCTACATGACCGATATAATTAATTCATATTTCTGCCCCTTATGTCTTGTAACCGACAGTTGATGGTGAAACACTAACCATTGCGCGGCCACTGGTCCGGCTGATCCCCGGGCAACGAGCCGCTCTTTCACTGCCCTCGCCTCCCATAGGGGCTTAGGCGGCGCCGCGCACTTTTAACCCTTGTGGGAGGGGGTCATATGGGAGGTGATTTTGCCGCGTATCCGCACAATCAAACCAGAGTTTCCGCAGTCAGAATCAATGGGCCGGGTCTCGCGAGATGCCCGGCTTTTGTTCATCCAGATTTGGACCCTGTGCGACGATTCGGGAAAGTCTCGCGCATCCTCGCGAGCCCTCGCGAGCCTTCTCTACCCTTTCGACAATGACGTAAATACACTTATTGAGGGTTGGTTGGATGAGCTTGAGAAAGAGGGCTGCATCCGCCGATATCGGATAGATAGCACCACTTACCTAGATATACCTAACTGGTTGAAACATCAAAAGATTGACCATCCTTCTAAGTCCCGAATACCGGACTTTCGCGAGGACTCGCGAATCTTCGCGAGTGTGTCGCGAACCCTCGCGACTGACCTAGGACCTAGGACCTTAGAAGATACACAGGAGGTTTTAGAAGATAAAACCTCCTGTGCAGATTTCGATTTGAAGGCAAGGCTCTTTGGCGATTGCACCAGTTGGTTATCAGCTACTAACGGTGGTCAGCCGGACAAGTACCGTGCTCAAATCGGAAAATGGATTCGCGATCACGGCACCGAAAAAACATTTGCTGCTTTTTTTGATTCGCAAAAAGAAAACCCGCAAGGTGATCGCGTCGCGTACATCACCCGCGTACTGACACCCCGCCCGAAGAGGGTGCCACAGATATGAACCTCGCCGAAAAACTTTCCTCGAACGGCATTCGCCTGAGCAGCTACGCGAACGGCAGTTACAAAATTCGCTGCCCGCAATGCTCCGACCGGCGCAAAGACAAAAACGATCCTTGCCTGTCGGTGACAGTCAGCGACGAAGGCGCTGTGTGGAAGTGCTGGAACGATTGCGGCTTTGTTGGCGCCGTGAATGACCGCGAGCCAGCGCAGGTTGTTCGCTTCAAGACTCGGCCAAGTGAGATACCAACCATCGGGCCGATCTTCCACGACGCAATGCGCTTCTTCGAATCGCGCGGCATATCCGCGCAAACACTTCGGGAAGCTGGTGTCGGATGTTGCTCAACGTTCATTCCAGCGAAGCAAGCGGTTGTTCCCTGTGTCGCGTTTCCTTATCGCGAACCGGGCGGCGCCATCGTCAACATCAAGTTTCGCACGCTCGATAAGCAATTCGCTCAGGTGAAGGGCGCTAAAAAGATTTTGTTTGGGTGGGATCGCGTGAATCTCGATGAAAGCCAACTCGTGTTATGCGAGGGCGAGATTGATGCGCTCTCGCTTACCGAGGCAGGCGTTGTCAACGCATGTTCGGTTCCTGATGGCGCATCGGATCGCAAGTGGGAATTTCTCAACGACCCGGAGTTAGCCGACTTCAAGCGCATCGTCATTGCGGGTGATCGCGACGAGAAAGGCGAAGTTCTCAGTACAGAGCTTGCGAGGCGCTTTGGCTTCGAGCGTTGTTGGAAGCCAGCGTGGCCGGATGGATGCAAAGACGCGAATGATGTTCTCGTGAAGCACGGCAAGGAAGCGCTTGAAACTTGCATTGCTCTCGCTGCGCCGTTTCCCGTCGAAGGTTTGCATATCGCCGACGAGTACGAACCCGATTATTGGGAATTGTATGATGGCGGTCGCCGTCGCGGACTAAGCACCGGATGGCCTAGCGTCGATAAGCGCATGACAATTCGCGGCGGTGAGTTGTCGGTTGTCACCGGGATACCGGGCAGCGGAAAATCGGAGTTCATCGATGCTGTTTGCGTCAACATGGCAAACTCGCATCAATGGAAATTTGCGTTGTGTAGTTTTGAAAATCCTCCCGAGGAACACTTAGCGAAGTTGGCGGAAAAATACATTGCCCGACCATTCTTCGATGGTCCAACTCAACGCATGAGCAGGCAGCAAGCCGCTGACGCGCTGCTTTGGGCGCGTGATAGATTTTTCTTCATTCGGTCGAAAGACGACGCAATAACCGTGGGATGGATTTTAGAAAAAGCACGCGCGGCGGTTATCCAGTACGGCGTCAAAGGGCTGGTGATTGATCCGTACAACGAGATCGAACATCAGCGACCGCCCGGCCTGACCGAAACCGAATACGTGAGCGACATGCTCAATCGCATTAAGCATTTTGCGCGCAACCACGATCTGCATGTTTGGTTCGTCGCACATCCAGCAAAGCCAATGCGAACGCGCGAAGGTGATTATCCAGTGCCGAGCCTTTACGACATCAGCGGATCGGCGAATTGGAGCAACAAGGCGGATATCGGCGTTGTCGTTGAGCGCCACTTCGAGGAGAACAATCGCAGCGTAACGATTCACGTCAAAAAAGTTCGCTTCAAGTCGATTGGCATTGCGGGTACCGCCCGGCTTGAGTACGACCGCGCAACCGGAATTTATTCTGAACCAGAGATTGGATTTGATTCATGAGCGATGTATCCACGAATACATACCGCATCATCACACTCAACGGCTTGACCGTGGACTTCCAATCGAAGAACTCGATTGAGGCGCTGTGGGTGTTGATTCGCGGTGAGGGATATTTCCAGCGGCAGGAGCACGGGCGCATCGCGCAGCGCATCCCGTTTCACGCTATCGCCTCGATGGAAATCATCGATCCGCAACGCACGGCGGTTTACGCGCCTGCCGCGTCGGAAGCGCGAAATTGAACGCGGTTGACACGATGCAACCAAGGCGCGTAGTCTTGGGCATGGGTTGGGATGAAATCGAAGGGATTTTGAGGCATGTGCTCACGTCGCTGGGCGGCGCACTCGTGGCGCAAGGCGTGATTTCAAACGGCCAACTAACCGACGTGGTTGGCGCGATTTGCGTGCTTGGCGGCGTTGGCTGGTCGCTCTGGCAAAAGCGCCAACAGCGCCAGCAAGTCGTTACCGCAGCCGCAACCGGCGTGGTCCCGGCGCAGGCGAAACCGGCATGAATCACCAATTCGCAACTCCCGAATCCAACCAGCATCCCCCAGGCTGCGAGCGCAGCATGCATGCCGGGCAGAACGGCGACCGAGCGGGAGTTGCGATTCATGGCGAGGCCAATCCTCGACATGAGGCAAACAAAACTCGGGATGAGCGCAGGGGGTTTATGCCCGACATGCTGGCCGACGATGATCCGTTTTGCGATACGAGCGTGAACAGCATTCTCGCCGATCCCGACGACGACAACGACGACGATATCGGCATCATGAGTTTTGAAAAAGACGATGGCGATGGCGACGAAGAAGCCGACGAAGGCGACGACGAATATCTCGACTGAGCCGGTCACAACGGCGGTCGATTTTCAGGCTGCACTCGATGATGTGCAGCTTTTGCTTTTCAAAGATCGCCAGCGCGCGCACGCAACGTTGTTCGGCGGCGAGCAACGCAAATCAAACAAGACGCCGCTCTTTCACGCCGAGATGATCGATGATTTTCACGACTTGTCTGAAGCGATGCGCTTCGTATGCGACATCGCGTTTCGCGGTGCTGCAAAGACGACACTCAGCGAAGAAGGCGTTTGCATCAAGGCCGTCTTTCGCGAGTTTCGTCACTGCTTGTTGCTTTCCTCAACCGCCGACATTGCCGCGATGCGCTTGCACGCCATCAAACGGCAATTCGAACGCAACGAATCGATCATCGAGATTTTCGGCAACCTCGTGTCTCGTCCTTGGGGCGATGATTACATCGAGCTTGCCAACGGACTTGTCATCCAAGCGAAAGGTCGCGGGCAAGCCATTCGCGGGATCAAGGAAGAAGATATCCGACCCGATCTAATCATTCCCGATGATATCGAAGATTGGCGCAGCGTCGCATCGGCAACGCAACTCGACAAGACGCGCTCATGGTTCGAGTCTGAAGTTATCGCATCGGGCGACATGCCGAATTTGCGCGTGCGCATGTACGCGAACGACATGGGGCCTGATTGCCTCGCGAACAAACTCAAACTTCCAAACAGCGGGTGGACCGTGAAAGTCTATCCGTGGCTGGTGAAGGACGCGAAGGGCAAGGAGCAATCAATTTGGGAGGATCGCTATCCGCTGAAGGTTTGTCTTGCGAAGCGCGCCGAGATGTACGAACGCGGCAGCGGCGACGATTACGAGCGCGAGTTCATGTGTTCATCGGCGCGACCGGAATCGCGCATCTTCCGCGACGAGATGCAGAAGGTCGATGCGCGCGTTCGCGTCTACGAGCCGGTCAACGTGATGATCGTGCCCGAGCCGATGCACAGCGGCACGCAGATCGCCGCTTGCGCGGGCGCGGCATGGTCATGGGTCAAAGACAAGTTGATCGTGTGGGAACTCTGGTCGCGCCGCCTTGCGGCGAGCGAGATCGTTGTCGAAGCGCAGCGCATGGATGCGCTATATCGCCCGGTGAATATCGGCGTGCTGCATCAGCCGTGGCACGATTGGCTGCACGCATCGCTATCGCTGCCGAACATCGTGCCGCTGCGCCCGCTCGCAAACGATCTTGATTTCATTCGCGCGTTGCAACCCTTCCTCGCGAACAAGCAAGTTATCTTCGCGGAAGACGTGGCCCAGGCGTGGTCGCAATTCCTCGCCTTTCCGAACGGACAGATCGAAGCGCCACGAGCGCTCGCCTTCGCGCTGCACCCCGCGATGCGCCAAGCGCAACCGATGTACGGCGACTTCGATACGTCCAACATCCTGCCCGACATGGCGATGGAGTCAGGCCCGGCAACGCTTGTTATCAGCGCAAGCGATCGCTTAGTGGCAGGCGCGCTGTGTCAAGCGGGCGGGCGCGGCTTGCGCATCTTCGCCGACTGGATGGAGGAAGGCGACCCCAGCGAGATTGCGCCGCGCATCTTGCAGAGCGCGAACCTGACGGCGTTGCGTCACTGCAACATCATCATGCCCGCGCGTTGCTTCGAGCGCGGCAAAGATCGGCTGGCAGCGGCGCTGCGGCGCATGGGCATTCAGGCCAGCGCTGGCGCGGACGAAGCCATCGGGCGCGACGAGTTGCGCCGAATGCTGCGCGAACAAGCAAGGGGATTGCCGAGGCTGATGGTATGGGACACGGCGCGCTGGACGCTCAGCGCCTTTCTCGCGGGCTACCAGACCGATACCGACGAAGGCCCCTACAAGCTGGCGATGGAGGGGGTTGAGGCGTTAGCGTCGCTGATGGCAATCGGCGGGCTTGATGACGATGCGCGCACGAACGCAACAGCGCGCGATGGCCGCGCGTACTTCAGCGCAAGGCCGGTGGAGCGAGTGCGATGACAACGCGACGCGGATTCATTGCGGGCATTGGCGCGCTGCTGTGCGCGCCCGCTATCGTGCGCGCTTCAAGCCTCATGCCTCTCTCGTTTTGGCGTGTCCCTGGGTTGTACGAACGTGTGATGTGGGGAGATGCTATCGCCCAAACCGACATTGAGAAATTTATTGCCGACGAGGTATTGCCGCTGGCGAAGCGCCAACTCCAAATTTATCAGTTTGACGATCCGCTCATGCTTCCCCCAGGCACGATCACGCATCCCATAATCAGCGTGCATCCAAACTACACGGCTACACGCTGGGCGCCCTGCCACGTTTATGTGGATTGAGATCAATGGCAACCGATAGCAAGACACGCGCCCGCGACGATGAGTTGATGGACGATGATGACATCGCCAAGCAAGCCGAGAAGATTTACGATTACGTCAGCAAGGGATGGGATGAGCAGCGCGAGCGCACCGACAAGCTGCTTGACCTTTGGGAACTCTACAACTGCGAGCTAGGGCGCTATCAGAATTATTCCGGCATGTCGAAAATCTTCGTGCCGATTGTACGCAACGCGGTCAACGCGCTTGTCGTGCGCTACGTCAACCAGAGTTTTCCCAACTCGGGCCGTCATGTCGAATGCGTCTCGGGCGAGGATGACACGCCTTACGCACTTCTTGCGCTGATTGAACACTACATCGCCGAAAGCAAGTTGCGCACGCAGGCCGCGACCGAGTTGTTGACCAACGGCCAGATCGAAGGGCAATACAACGCCTATTTCCATTGGAACCGCAGAACGCGCACCGTCGTGACGCGCGAATCGCGACCGATCAAGGTTGCGGGCATCGAGACGCCCGAGATGGGCGAGCTTGAGGTCACGATGGAAGAAACCATCGAAGATTCGTTCCCGCAGCCCGAAGTGCTGCATGACAGCGACGTTCTTGTCCTGCCCGCAACCGCTGGCTCTATCGATGAGGCGCTTGAGTCGGGCGGCTGCGTCGCGGTGATGCGGCGCTGGACCAAAGCGCAAATCGAGAAGATGGAGGATGACGGCGATATCTCGGAAGACACCGCCGACGACTTGATCGATCTTCTCGGCCAAGGCAGCGGCGACAAGGTGCGTGACGCGGAACGCAAACTCGCCAACTCCATCGGTATTCAATTCAGTCGCGGCAAGTCGTGGTCGCAAGTGTGGGAGGTTTGGCACAAATTCGAGGTAGATGGCGAGCGCCGCTTGTGCCGCGCGTTCTTTACCGGCGAGAAGAAAACCGGGAGCATCAAACTCAATCCGAATTGGAATGATCGCTGCCCGGTGGTGTCGGCGCCGGTCAAGAAAGTGCCCGGTGTCTTCAAGGGCGAATCGCCCGTCGCCGCGTGTAAGGATATGCAATGTCTCGCCAACGACATGATCAACGAAGGCGCGGACATGATGTACTACACACTCGCGCCTATCGTGACCGTCAATCCGCAGTTGGTCACAAAATGGAAGGAGCTTGTCGCCGACATCGGGGCCGTGTGGCCCGTGCAACCCGATGGCGTCAAGATGTTCGAGTGGCCGAATAAGATTCGCGAGGCGCTTGAGGTTGTCGGCGTGTGTAAGGTCGGAATCTTTGAAGCGTTGCAGGTCAACCCCGCGATGCTCGCGCAGCAGACCTCCAAGCCCGGCGCTAAAAGAAACCAAGCGGAGGTCGCGCTTGAGCAGCAAGTGGACCTGTTGCAGACAAGCGACGCTGTTACGAACTTCGAGGAAGAAATCTTGACGCCCTTCGTGCAATGGGCGGCGGAGTCGGATCACCAATACCGCGAGAAGGAAATTCTTGTCCGCGAGTTCGGCGATCTCGGCATGAAGGCCGGGATGGAGCGCATCAAACCTATCCAGTGGGGCAAAAGATGGATGCTCAAATGGATCGGCGTCGAAGCGCAGCGTAACGCTTCCAACATCCAGCAGATCATTTCATCCATCAACATCGTGAAAGAGATTCCGCCCGATGCCTATATCGGTCGGCGCCTCGATCTCGCCCCCGCCATCGACTTCCTGATCGGCGTGACCTGCGGCACGACATTGGCCCGTAAAGTCTGGTTAAATACCTGGGAAGAACAAACCATCCCTGTAGAACAGGAGAACCAGATGCTCGCGGAAGGGTTCGAGGTCATCACGCATCCCGCCGACGATGACGCCAAGCACCTTCAGGCGCATATGCAGGTGCCGCCCGGCCCGACGCGGGACGCCCATATCGCCATGCACCAGCGCGCCATCGAAATGAAAATGAAGGCGCAGATGATGCAGCAGATGCAACAAATGGGGATGGCGCCCAACCAGCCGGGGCAGGCCGGGGCCAGACCCCGACGCACAGCGCAAGGGGGCCGCGCTGGCGCGCAAGTCGCCAACCCCCGTCAGGGGTTCCAGGCCCCAGGAGCGATCAGAGCAGATTCGCTGCCTAAAGCAGGCGCGTTAGTACCGCCCCGGCGGGCAGGCTAAAATAGCTTTCGCTATACGTAAAACCTCGGCATCTGAGAGCGAGCTTTTAAAGTTATTTATACACGAAAGAACGAATCTGGAATTTTCAGGGGAATAGCCTAGTAAATTATCAATTCTGTCCAGGCTTGGGGAAAAAGGCCCCCCTCCGTTTTGCGTGTTTACGAGATCAAAATCTAACCCGCTAAGGCTGCATTTTCCGGTCCAAATTTCTGCCGCCCATTTTTTGGAGAGTGTAAAAATCAAGCCCTTTTTTTTGGCCCTTTCCTTTGCTGACTTTAGGGGAAGGTTCCATGGTTCTAAAAGGCGTTGTTTCTTCCTCCATTTTTCATTGTTTGCCAAAAATTTTTGTGGGTTATTTTTGTAACGCTTGCGGCTTCTGAGGCGGGTGGCTTCTGGATTTTTTTGATATGCTTGGCGGTTATATTCTTGCCGACATGCCGCACAGGCTTGGTTTCTCGTTACTCGCACGGTGACATGCCCCTTTGGGCAAGCCATACCTGTAAAATAATATTTGGCGTTCAGCCTGCGAGCTTCGGCGGCAGAAGTGGGAATGTTTTGATCCAGCATGGGTCATGATATTACCATGCGCACATCTAGGTTGCCATTCTTCCTCACTTGGGCCGCTGACCGCGACGCCATGCCAAAGGCTGGGGCGCTTGTTCCGCCCCGCAGGGCGGGCTAATGTCTTGCTGCGGCAGAAGCGTGGAATGGGAATCCTTGGCCGAAAGGCAGCGCTGCCGGAGTCCCGCCCGGCCCGCAGTAAATCTTCCTCACTTGGGCCGCTGACCGCCCCCTCCTCTACCCCAGCAGGTCAGCGGCTCCTTTTTCTGGAATTGTGGCAACCCCTTGACGACCCACTAGGGATTGTGGCAATGTCTTGCCCACGCTTTGCTCATGTGCGGATCATGGGCGGTTTTCGGCGGGCTTCCTAAAAACCTGCCCACTCGGTTTTCTTGCCGGTTTCCCGAAGCAAACTGGCTCCCGCTGACAGCGTGCGAATCGCTGTAGGAGTGCAGAATGGCCGACGCCGATACGCCGCAGCCTGACGACGAGCTTGAGCCTGATGAGCCTCTAGCCAACGAGCCAGAAAGCGACGAACCGCCGCCGGATGATGCAACCGAAGCGGCAGACGATGATCCAGACGCCCCTGAGCAAGAGCCTGACGAACCGCCCGTTGCCGCGCGCACCGGGCCGGATGCGTCTCAGCGCGACCGCAGGGTCAGGGATCGGGAACTGCGGCGGCTGGTTGACGAAGAAGTCGAGAAGCGACTGTCGGCGCGTACTCAACGCCCTCAGATCGATTATGCGGCGCAGCAGCGTGTACGCGACGAGCAGCGCAAGCGCGAGCTTGAAGATGCCCGGATGCAAGGGCCGGAAGCCTATGCCGATACGCGCGACCGGCATTTGCGCGAGGACTACAACCAAGACCGCCAAATCCAGGCGGTACAGCAAGCCGACGAACGCGATCAACTGCGCTTCGATAGGCTCTGCGACCGTGAGCCAATTTACGACTCCATGCGCGACGATGTTGAGCGAGAAATCGCCAACATTCGAGGCAATGGCTACACGGGGCCGATTTCCAGAGAGGCCGTTGCGGAGCGGATGTTCGGGAAGCGGCAGATTGAGCGCGCCAAGCGCTCGGCGCCGCAACAGCGCCGCAACGCCGCAGCGGCAGCACAACGCCAGAACGGGCGCTCCTCAAATGGCGGCGCCCGCAGTACGCAGCCAGCTAGTCGCGGCTCGCGCCGGAACTTCGCCGACCTCTCGCTCGCCGAGATGGAACAGCAACTCGCACGCATCCCCATCAAGAATTCATAGCGGGGAGGCCCACGCCCTTCCTGCATCTAGCAGGAGAGGCTAAATGGCCGCAGCAGGCGTAAACGTCGCTTCCCAATTCTCGGGCGATTATTCACCCTATCTCGATAAAAAAGTCCTTCCCCTCGCGCTGAAAGAACTGAGCGTTTATCAGTTCGCGGACAAACACAATATCCCGAAGGGCAGTGGTCCAAGCTGGACCGCAACCCGCTGGCAGCGCGTCAAACTGCCATATGCGCCTCTTGCCGAAGCGGTGTCGCCGACCGGGCAGACAATGGCTATCGAGCAAGTGACCTGCGTGGCGCAGCAATGGGGCGACACGATCACCGTGTCGGACATTGCGCAATACACGATCATGCACGACCCCTTCCAGCAGGCGATTCGCTTGATCGCGCTGCAAGAGGGCGAGACGCAGGAACGCAACACGTTCAACATGCTTATGGGCACGGCGCAGGTCAATTACGCCAATCAGAAAGGCGCTCGCGCCTCGCTGGCGGCGGGTGATGTGCTTAACCCCGGCGACGTGCTGCGCACCGTCGGCGCCCTTTTGACCCTCGGCGCTCGCCGCTTCAGCGGTCCGGAAGGGGAGGATACCGAAAAGAGCATCGGCAAAGGCTCGGGAGAGTTGGCCGATCAATCGCCGCAGCGCGCGCCCCATTACGCCGCTGTGTGTCACACGCTCTGTGTCGCTGATTGGTCGCAAAACTCGACCGTCATCCTTAGCCGCTCCTACAGCGCCGTTAATCGCCTCTACAACTACGAAGTTGGCGAGTGGGGCGGGTGTCGCTTTGTCTACAGCAACATGGTTCCGACCTTCACCGGCTACGCGCTGGTGACGGGCACGCCGGGCACGGCGGGCAATCTCGGCACGAATACCATGTATGTCCTCGTGACCGGCTCAGATACGCAGAACGGCTATGAGAGTTACATCGCCCAGGTCTCGGGCGCGCTCTCTGTCTCAGGCACGACTGGATCGATCTCGGTCACGGTGCCCAGCACGGCGGGCTATACCTACTCGGTCTATACAGGTCTATCGACTTCGCCAACCAATCTCGGCAAGTCCGTGTCTGGCCCGACCACGGGGCCGCTCGCCGGAATGGCGACGCAACTCGCGCCGGGAACGACAGCGATCATCACCGACATCGGCACGGCGCAAGTGCCGCCTGCCGCGCCCGCAACCGGCATTACCGTTTACCCCACCTTCATCTTCGGGGTCGGGGCTTACGCGATTGTCACGTTATCAAACATCGAGCATTTCATGCTCTCGAACGCTGACAAGTCCGACCCCCTGAATCAAAAGTCTGTCGTGGGGTGGAAGGGCTACTGGGGCGGAGTCATCAAGAATCAGCAATTCTTGGCGCGCTTGGAGACAACTTCCGCTTATTCCGCGACCTTCGGCTGATTGTAACGCTCACGTAAATGGAGGGCCAACATGGCCGGTGGAACTGGACGTATCGGTTTCTTGTGGACAATTCGCGCGTGCTGGATTCCCGATGGGGCGGGCCAGCAAAATGTGCCGCTCGCTCAATCGCTCGCGGCCAACAACGATTTCGGCGCGAATAGCGGCTTGATCATTGCGCCGGGCGGCAATGCGCCGACAGGCGGCAATATCGACACGGCGATAGCGGCAATCGCAACGGCTGCGCAGGCATATTTCGACACCGGCACGCCGCTCGCGACCATCCAGGGTTGGGCGAACGGTACAGGTTGAGCGCGGCGGGTAGGAGCTAATCAATGGCAACGCTCACCGGGGGCACGTTAGCGACAACGACCCTTAAACTGATTCAATGGTATCCAGGGTATCAGGGTACCAGCAGCACGACCGCGACCGACTTTGCCACGATCAGGAATGGCGTGATGCGAGACCCAGGTCAGCCCAAAGGCTCGACATGGGGCGGCTCTTACGGGCCGGTTGATGCGCAGGGTAACAAGGTTCCGAGAATCCTGCCCGATGGCGTATCGACAGACGGCATTGTGACCCTGCCGGGCGGGCGCGGCATGATTAAGCTACTGCCGGGGGATTCAATCGCGATTGATCAGTTCGGCAACGTTTTCGTCATCCCGTCGCGCGCTCTGCCCAAGACGCTGACGGCCAGCGTCACGATAGCCAGCGGCTCGCCAAACGTGACATCGGCGACCGATATCCGCACCTACGGTTGGCAGGTTGGCACTCACGTCACGTCAACCAGTACACCATCAGGCTCAGTCATCGGCTCGATTTTGCCGACCGGCCTAGGCTTCGGCTTGGTCGCCTTTGCGACCGGCTTGGCCGCAGTCGGCGCTGGGTCTTTCACCGAAACCATGACCGCAGGCACTTGGACGCATTCATAGACGAGGGGATTTTATGGCTGACGAAATCAACAAATCGAAGGACAACGAGGACCATCCCGACTTTCCCGGCTTGACTTACGGAGACGTGCGCAAGGCGCGCGAGAAGGCGGAAGTCTCTCGGCTCGCGGAAAAGAAAACGGCGGCGCTGCTTAAAATCGAGGAGCAACACCTACAAGAGCTTCGCGCTGCGGATGGCGAGACGGATCGCAACCGGGCGCTGATGGATAGCCTGACGCCTGTTGAGCGGGAGCTTGTCGATATTACGCTCAGTTTGCCGCCGCAAATGGATGCTATACGGATCAACGGCACAATTTACCACGACCGGGGCACCTTCACGGTTCCCCGCGCCGTTGCCCGCGAGATGAAGAGGATCGAATTTGAGGGCTGGCGTCACGAGTCTGTCAGGCTTGGTGAGGATACTTACGCCTTCTACAGCAAGCAGAACCGTAACCCGGACGTGGTCAACAACGTGGTCAACACGCGGGCCAGCCTGCTTGGCGGAAGGCATCACTAATGGCGGAAGTCGAACGCTTGCACCGCGTTGAGGCGGTAACGGAATCGGACGATACGGGCAGCATTGAAGCCAAGCCCGTATTCCCCGGCGTCAACGCATCGATCTCGGTGCAGATCGGCGACAACCGGGGCATCCACCTTGCGACCATGTTCCTGCGCGACGATCCCGGCGAGTTTCAGGAACGCTGCTTGTCGAAGATCATGTCGGTAACGGCGGTCATCGGCCTGAAAGAGAAACTGGTCGAGAACAAGCGCGAGTTGGAGAATGCGGAGCGCCGCCTTCGCGAGCTTTCCGACAATGATCCGAAGGCTGAGGAGCGCAAGGCAAAGACGGCGGAGTTGAACGCCCTACTTTCCGAAAGCGCGGAGTTTAAGCGCAAAGACAAAGAGGCGTTCTATGCGTCTGGCCGAACTGGCGACTATAAGACGGTAGGCAAGGCGCAGACCACGATCACCGGCTATGTGCAGGACATTGAGAAACTGCGCACTGAACTCACCAACATTGAGGCAGAGTTGGGAATGCAGCGCGGCGAGTTGAAGCGCGCGATTAAAAACTATGGCGTCTCCATCTTCAACATAGAGGCCGAAATCAGACTTCGGCGGGAAGCCTATGGGGAGTAGATGGCGCTACAGCCGGGCCTCAGCGCACAGCAGATAATCACCCTGGCGACACAGATCGCCAAGGGCGCATCTGGCATGACGGCGCAGGCTGGACAGTTTCTAAATTTGGTCCTGCAAGAACTTGCTCAAGGCTACAATATCGTCGGCGACCAGGGCTGGTTCACGATCACCTTTCAGGTAAGCCCCCTGACCAGTCAGGTGAACTCCGCCAACGTTGTGAACGGCTCTGGTCCCTACGCTCTCCCCGACGATTTCCTGTCGATGGACCGCAATGATTTCTTCTGGCAACTCGGCGGCATCAACTACTTCCCCACTGCCATGCCCATCGCCGAGTTTGACGCCTTGGTGCAGCAGCCCGGCTTTTCCTCTTATCCAAGCTGCTACGCGGTTGACACTTCAACCGACCCGTGGGGGCTGTACATCTGGCCCGCATCGAGCGGCGCCTATCAGGCGTTCGGGCGCTACCGCAAGCAAACGACTGACCTGACTTCGCCGCAGACTTCTAGCTCTGTCCCGTGGTTCCCCAACCAAACCTATCTCGTCACGCGGATTGCCGCCGAGATGATGGCGATCACGGGCGACAATCGCCGCGAACAGTTCTTGCGCGAGTCGGAAAACATTCTGCGGCGCTATCTCGATTTGGAAGGGAACAGTGCGACCTTTGCCGCGAGGGTGATGCTGGACAACCGCCGCTTTGGACGCCGCTGGTTGGATCAGAAATCGACCAAGAACATACCTTGGTGAGTTGATGGCCCTGCCCGGCAAAAAACTCGTGTGGCGACCCAAGGGCGCGTGTGATGCGGTGGACGGCACCAATGCCTTCCCCGGCGCGATGGAATATCTGACCAATCTCGTGCCGTCGCCCTCAACTCAAATGATGTGGGTACCGCGCCCTGCGTCGATCGTCGCGACATCTTTCGATGGCTTCACGACGCCCGCGCAAGGCGAGGCGCTATTTGTAGTTGGCAACGTCGCTTACGGCATGATCGCCAGCGCGGCGTTCACGGGCAAGAGCGAGCCTTTCGCCTACAACATTCTCACCAATGCTTTCTACACCATCACCGGGCCTTCGGCGGGCAATCTGCCAACCACCGAAGCGACAACGGGCGATTGGGTTCCGCCGACGATGGCGCTCATCGGCACGAAGATCATTGTCACGCATCCCGGCTTTTCGACCGGAACGAACAAGATCGGCTGGCTCGATATCGCGACCCCCACCGCGCCGGTCTGGTCTGCTGGCACGACAACCACGAACGCGCTTGTTGCCATCCCTGTCGCCGTCGCGAACTTCAACGGGCGCGCTTATTACGCCGTGCCTGGCAACGGCATTCAGTTCTCGGACTCGGGCGTGCCTCTGACCATCACCAACGCCTCGCAAGCACTGCGCCCCTATAACGGCTTAGACGTTACCGCCTTCGGCGGGTTGCCCGTCTCGCAGCTTGTCGGCGGCGCGCTGCAAGCCTTGATCGCCTTTCAAGGTGATGCCGAGATGCAGCAGATTACCGGCGATCCGGTTACAAATAATCTAGCGCTAAATTCGCTCAATTTCGGGGCCGGAACGCTGGCGCCGAATACGATTTGCGCGACGACCAAGGGGCTGATGTTTGTCTCGCCCGATGGCGTGCGCATCCTCGATTTTCAGGTCAACCTGTCGGACCCGATTGGCGCGAACGGCAAAGGCATCAATGTGCCCTTTGTCAGCGCCCTCAATCCGTCGCGCATGTGCGCGGCATTCAACCAGAACGTCTATCGAGTGTCGGTGCAAAACGCCGCAGTGACGGGACAGCCGACGCAAGAATGGTGGTTTGATTTCTCGCAGAAGGTATGGAGCGGGCCGCACACCTTTCCCGCCGCGCTGATTGAGGGCTACCAAGCGCCGACCGGCAGCAATACCGGGCACGGCTTTATCCTGTTCGCGAAGGGCATCAACGCGAAACTTTGGACCTCTCTCGTCAATCCTACGGCGGCCAGCACTTACACCGAAAACGGCGCGCAAATGCTGTGGGCGTGGCAAACGATCTTGTTGCCCGATAACAGCGACCTTGCCATGAACTCGATGGTTGAAGCGAGCCTCACCTTCACATCGCCGCCCGCGCAGACAATCAATATCTTCGCGACCGACGAGCAGGGGCACATTCTCGATCAGTTCCCAATCGTGCTGGCAGGCAGCGGTGCGGCGCTTTGGGGCGTAGCCGTGTGGGGCGTCGATCTATGGGGCGCCAACATAACCTATTCTTTCCAAACGCGCCTGCCGTGGACGCAGCCGATTGTTTTCAAGCAACTGCAAATCATGGCGACCGGCGTATCTGCAACGGGCGTCGCAATCGGTAATTTGTATATGCGCCACGAAGAACTCGGCTACCAACTTCCGTATTCGATAAGCGCATGACGATCATCAATCCCCTTCCCTATACCTTTGTCATCAACACGGTCATTGATCCGACGCAGGTTAATGCTGACTTCGCGCAAATCGTCAACAGCACGAACACGAATGCCGCGCATAACGGGGCGAATAGCGATATCACATCGCTCTCTGGACTGACGACGCCGCTCTCGGTTGCGCAGGGCGGGACAGGATCGGCGACAGCGCCGGGCGCTTTGACCAGCCTCGGCGCGGTAGCGAAGGCCGGGGATACGATGAGCGGCGCGCTGACCATAGCGGCGGGCGGTTATGGTCTTACCGTCAACAACTCCCTCCTTGTCGGAGCTGCATCGCAGTTCAATAGCAACCTTACGATTTTGGGGGGGATGGTTGCTGCGGGGGCATCGCAATTCAACAGCAACCTCATTGTCTATGGAAGTATTGCCGTTCCCAATGGCGGCAATATGCAGCTTGTTACCTTGACAAGCTGCCCCATTAATTTCTGTGCCCTCGATTCTTGCAGTTTCTCGGGCGGAAGTGCGACGGGCACAACGCTTCAGTCCTGCGCTGCAATCGGCGGCCTCTCGGTTACTGGGGGGCTAACCGTTGCAAGCGGCTTGGCCGTCAGTAGCGGAGATTTAGTCGTTAATGCGGGCAACGCAGCAGTCGCAGGTAGCCTGACAGTTGATGCTACCGGAACGGCAATATACGTGCCAAACGGCAACCTTGTCGTTGCCGGGACCATGTATGCGGGTCAATCCATTACCACGGCAGCAGCCGGAACGGCGGTCTATGCGCCGAACGGCGACATAATTCTCGGGGGGACTCTGCAAACTGGTACCGACGTAGTTTGCGGCAATCAAGGATTTAAGCCGGGCGGCGGGGCGTGGGTAGACAGCAGCGATATTCGCACCAAGAAAGCGATTGTGCCGTATACGCGCGGCCTCGCCGACGTGCTGAAACTGGCGCCCGTCTCCTTCCAGCATAACGGCAAGGGCGGCTCTGTTGACGACGGCAAGACCTATATCGGCCTTGTCGCTGACGACGTGCTTCCGGTCATGCCGGAAATGATCGGGACGCGCAAAGCCAAACTCGATCGTGCCGACGATCACGACACCGACATTTTAACGCTCGACGCGACCGCGCTGATTTACGCGCTGACCAACAGCGTGAAAGAGCTTTCCGCCCGCGTGGCGGCGCTGGAAGGGAAACAGGCATGAAGAGGTTTTTAATTCTGGCGGCGATGCTCGTTATGAGCGCGAGTACGGCTTGGGCCGATAGCAGTTATGCCATCGTAAGTGCTGGCTCGACCAACTCAACGCAGGTCATCACGGGACGGCACGAGTTGACCGGCTTCTCTGTGGTCAACAACAGCACCGCCGCCTACCTCAAACTCTATGACACGGCGACGGCGCCGACCTGCGGCAGCGGGACGCCTTACGCCGTATTCGGCATTCCCGGCAATCTCGCCTTGGCGGGGAGCAACTTCACCCCGGCAACCACCATCCTGTTTACCAAGGGCATCGGCTACTGCATCACGGGCGCGGCGGCGAATGCCGACACGACGGCGGTGGGCGTGGGGCAGGTCGCCGGAACACTGGTTTGGAAATGAGGCGCCTTATCCTGCCATTCGCGTTGCTACTCGCTGTCGCCAATCTCGTCACGACGGCAACGGCGCAAATGATGACAACGGGCATCGGGCAGCAGGCCGGGGGCACAGGCGGAACGGGCGCGCTGCTTACGGATTCGGCGGGCAACCTTTTGACCGATAGCGCAGGGAACCTACTGACCCAATGAAAACGCTCCTGCTTACGCTGCTCGGCGGTCTAGGGCTGTGGTTCGCCACCGCAACTACCGCGCCGCCCGCTTATGCCGCCTGCCCGGTCGGCAATACTTGTGAGCAATTAGGGGCCGGAACGGGGCAGACCCTATCGGGGGGCGGCGGCTCGACCCTCTTTATGAACATTCTTCCCGCGCAGCCCTCCGTCGTCGGCGGTATTCGCAGCACGGCGCCGGTCGCGCACCAGTGGCTTTCCTATTGCGATGTCACGGGTATTTGCACGCAAACGCAGCCCGCCTTTGCCGACCTGACCGGCTCGGCGACGCTCGCGCAGTTCCCGACGATGGGCACGCTGACCGTGCTGGGCAACGTCACGGGCGGCACCGCCGTTCCAACCGCTTTGAGTAGGACGCAACTAACCGCGCTCATTAATTCGTTTTCGAGCAGTCTCCCTGGCTTGGTGCCTGCTTCGGGCGGCGGCACGACCAACTTCCTGCGCGCGGACGGAACGTTCGCGGCCCCGCCCGGCGCGGGCGGCGTTCCTGGGGGCGTCGAAGGCAACATTCAGTACAATGCCAGCAGCGCCTTTGCGGGAATTTCCAACGGCACATCCGATCAGGTATTGCACGGTGGCACGACGCCAGCGATGGGCGCGGTCAACCTCGCGAGTCAAATAACAGGAAATCTGCCGATTGCCAACCTCGCGAGCGGCGCGGGCGCGTCAATCGCGACCTTCTTACGGGGCGACAATTCATGGGCGACGCCCCCCGGAGGACTTACGCCAGCGGGGTCGGCGAGCAACGTGCAGGTCAATAACGGCTCTGGAGGTCTCGGGGCTGTCGCCAACGGCACCGCGACCCAAGTACTGCATGGCGGCGCTTCGCCAACAATGGGAGCGGTCAATCTCTCGTCGGACGTTACCGGCAATCTCCCGGTCGGCAATCTTAACAGCGGCACGGGCGCGTCAATCTCCACCTATTGGGACGGCAGCGGGCATTGGAGCGTGCCCGCAGGCGGCGGCGGCGGCGGGATTGGGACGATTACGGACGGCACGCGCAACCAAACCGGCGCAACCTCAATCTCACTGGGCGTCGGCTTGGTGACGACGAACGGGTCGAGCGGTACCGCGCCTATCAATCTCGCGGCGCCCGATTCCACCCAGACCAGCGGCTACACCCTCACCGCCAGCGATATGTCGGGGCAGGTCAATTACAATGGCTCGTCGCTGACGGCGACCATTCCGGCGATTACCTCGACCATCTTCGGTCAGGGCATGACCGCGCTCCTGACCAACTACGCCGCAAGCAACCTGACGGTCGCGTCTACCCCGGCGATCAACGGTTGCCCGTGGAGCGTCATCAAGCAGGGCGGTTGGGAGAGTTTTACGTCGAATGGCTCGACGCTCGACTGCTTCGGTTTCCCCGGCTTCAGCATCTTCAGCGGCGATATTTCTGGCACGCCGGGCGGCGCTCTCACGATTAACAACAACGCGGTAACGCTGGCGAAGCAAGCGAACGGGACGGCCAACTCGCTTCAGGGCTTCAATAACTCTGGCGCCGCTTCGGTCATCACCACCGGCAACGGGCTGGCGGTGGTGGGCGGCGTGCTGACGACGGCGACGCCGGTTGTCGTCAAAACGACGGATTACACCGTGCAAGCATCCGACGCGGGCACGATGCTCGTGTTGAACTCGGGATCGGCGCATACCTTTACCGGCATTGCGGCGTCATCGCTGGGAACCGACGCATCGGTATGCTTCGGCAATGAGGGCGCGGGCGCCCTCACCCTTTCGGGCTTTGGCACGATCATCGGGCTAGTCTCGAATGTTCTGCCGGGTCCAGGCGGGGCGCAAGTCGGCGACGGGCAAGTGTGCATCGTTAGCGACGGCACCAACTATCATGCGGCGCAAGGGCAAGTGCCGCCCGATGGCTCGACCATTGCCGTTGTTGGCGGGAAGTTGGTTGCCACGGCGGGCGGCTCGCTCGGCGTCACCTTTACCGATGGCACGCATACGGTCGCCAGTGCGACACAACTGACCGTGACGGGCGGCACCGTTGGCGGCACCACGCCGAATGCCACGCTGACCGTGACAGCCGGAGGGGGTCTCGGGACGCTAACGGATGGAACGCATACGCAGACCAGCGTCACGACGCTTTCGGTCGGCAATGGCTTCCTCACCACCACCGGCTCAAGCGGCACGGCCCCGCTCAACCTCACCTTTGTCGATACCGCCAAGACCAGCAGTTATTCCGCCGCTGCGGGCGACATGGGCTATGGGCTAACCTTGGGGGGATCGTCGGGCACGCTGACCTTGCCTGCCGTAAGTTCAACGGTCTTTGCGCCGGGCATGACGCTGGCAATCAATGTCATCAGCAGCGGGAGTTGGACGATCACCAACTCGACCGGGCTGACGATGCAGGGGCTTAACACGACCACGCTGCCCAAAGGAACGCAAGGCACTTTTGTCGCGAGCGGCGATGGCACGCATCTGACATTCTACCCCGGCGCGCAGCCGCCATCGGCAACCGCGATTGGCGCCGTTCTGGCCGTCGATTGTTCCTCGGGAAGCCAGTTCATTCAGAAGGTCAATACGGACGGATCGGAGACCTGCGCGTCGCCGCCCTCTGCCGCCGCAACGCCGCTATCAGCCGGAACAAGCGCCACGTTGACCGGGCCGCAAGCCTATTATGTATGCACCGGCACATGCAGCATAACCGTGCCTGTCCCTGCCGCAGGCGTAGAGTTTTGCGTTATGAACGACGACAACGTTTCGACCGTGATAACGCTGTTGGCTCTTGGGAGCAGCGCGCGATATGAGAATCAGGCACGCACCGCTTATGGAGCGGCGGGAACCGGCACGCTGGTCTCGGCAGGCGCGGTCGGCGACAAGGTTTGCATCCTCGGGCGCGACGCGACCCATTATCTGACCACGACAACCACCGGCACTTGGGTAGCCTCATAATGGACCGGCGCAAGTTCATCAAAGCGGCTACGGGCGCGCTCTTTATTCCCGCTGCCCCTGCCATCATACGATCCGCGTCAGCGGGGGGGATGCTGTTGCCGCGCAATGCAGGCGGCGCCGGTAGCCCGCCGCCCCCGCCCGGCCCGTTGGTTGCGCATATCACTGCGGGAGCATCGTCTACGACAACCGCATCATCGTCGGCAATCGACACAACTAACGCCGACTTTATTTTGTTCTCGGTGAATTGGTTCTCGTCGGCCAATATCCTGACCGTCGCCGATTCCATTAGCTCTACTAGCAATATTTGGACCCTGGACAAGGCTGAAACAGAAACCAGTACCTTACAAAACGCCCTTTATGTTTGCGCCACCCCGACAGTTGGAACGGGTCATACGTTCTCGGTTAGCACGACTGCCCCAGGCTATCCGAGTTTTGAAGTTGCGGCCTTCACTTGGGGGAGTACATTGACTGCATTTAGTTCAAACGGCGCTACTTCGTCAACGCCAGCGACATCGGCGGATTTCGGCTCTGTTACCAACGGTGGAGCGCCCTTTGACGCTTATTTGTTTTCGACCTTCGCCTTTAACGATGGCGGATCGGGAATGAGCGGATTTTCCATCGGCGGCGGCGCGACGATAACCGATACTGTTCCGATGGCGCCGGGCGTCAATTTTGGCGGCGGAATTGCCTTTCAGAAGGTTACGGGTTTCACCGGAAGCTGGGGGCCAACGTGGTCATGGAGCAATAATTCTGCCGCCTTGGCAGGCATTTCGATAGGGTTTTCGTGAGGGTGGAAAAGACGGATGTTTAGGAATGCCCTCATTTTTTGCCTGATGCTATTCGGCATAGCGACGGCGCAAGCGCAAACGACAGTCACATCGAATATTCACAATGCACCCGGCTGGCTTCATTCAACCACTTACACATATTCAGCCGGGCCGCCGACTGCTTATAAAACGCGCGTGAACAACGGCGCTTCGTGGAACGAAACGAGCTACACAAACGGCTTGGCGCTCAACTCCTACGAGCTTCTGAATACGACGAGTCCATGCGTGAGCGCCGCGAGCGGCGGGCCGACCACGACCGCGAGCGACATCGCTGACGGTACCTGCCATTGGAAGTATCTTTCGAGCGTTGATTATGTGACTTCGACCGGCTGGATGAACGACAGCGGCCAACTATGGGCAAGCGGGACGACATACGGTTTTGCGGATTCCGCGCAACTGGCCGCGTCGCCCTATTATGTTTTCAACTTGGCGAACTTCGGCTGTGTCAGCACCATTGCGCCATCGGTCGGGACATCGGGCACGGTCTTGGCAGATGGGTGCCAATGGACTTACACCGCTACGATTACCTACTCGTCCGAAGTCCACAACATGGCGACTCAGACGTTCCCGTGGCGGTGGAACATCACGGCTTGCATCGGCGCCACCTCGGCGTGCAATACGCCCGGAGGAAATCTCTATGTCACTGCGATCAACGCCGGGGGGATCAACACCGGGCCGATGATCGATACTGTCGAAAATCCCAGCGCATTACCTTTGCTTGGGTTGGGTGGAGCAAACGGAGTCACGACGACGGGCATTTCGCTCGGGAACCTTTACATCTGCGGGCAAACAGCCGGGTCACTAGGCTCGACCGGCACGTACACGCTCGGAGACGGATATTGTAACCCACAGACCACGCTTCAGTTTTCTTCGCAAACGATGGTCGCGATCAATGGCACAGACACGTATTTCCCAAATCAGGGGTACGATCAGATTGTCGGGGATCATTGGGCGGATCGCGAATACAATGTTGCGAATGGCGAAGGCCATCTAATCATTCAAAACTATCACAATAGTAAATTCAATGACAGCATCGGATTTGTCGGAAGTTACGGTCAGGGGCAGTGGTATGTCGTAACGTCGGCCCCCGGAGAAAGTTTCGGCGACACGCTAGTCGCTAATCCGGCTACGCCTCTCAGCACGACGTACAACCCTTATCTTGGCGTCAGTTTCTCCAACGACACGGTCCCGGCATTTACCAATTTCGAGAACGGTTGGGTTTTTGAGAAACTACAAATCAGCAGCAATGTAGGCCCCGGCATCGATGGCATAGGATACGCGAGCGGTGTTGGCTCGCGTCGGGCCTGCAATAGCTGCCAAATGGACCACAATATTTTTTACACCGGCACGAACGCGGTGGGCGCGTGCGAATGTGGCGCGGCGGTCATGCTAATGGATAACGTCATCGTGACGAAGGGATGGGTCGGGCAGACTTTTGATTATCCAGGGTATTTTCTCAATAACACCGTCGTCAATGTCGGGACTCATACGAGTAACAGGGTGGGGCTTCAGAGCGCTTGGGATTTTTTGCTGTTTTGCGGGCTGCAAGTTTACGGCAATGCCATATACGGGTTCCCGGATGGAAGTTTTTCATATGGTCCCTCGGGAACACCATCAATGGTGGTCGGCACTTGTCATGCACAGCAGCCTTACGGCGCAACTGACCTCAATTATTTTGCCGCTGATAACGTCACCGACACTGCATCCTCAGCGTCAACAACCTCTTATTGGTTTGGGGGCGCCGGAGGCGGGCTTACGACCACGGGCGTATCCGGTCTCCCCGGATGGACCTACAGCAGCCCGATAACTTCGGCGTTTTCTGACGTTACCAACCTACGCAGCATTGGGCCTACATCAACTCTTTATGGCGCGCGTGCGCCGCTGACGACCTCAATGGCTACCTCTAATACGGGAGGGACCCCAGGATACTACGTTTGCGATGCTTGGGATGGCTTTGGGAAGCCGCTGCAATCGTATTCGGGAGGGAGTTTTTATCAAGGCTGCGATGGCGCGTGGATTGATGCGACGGACGTGATCGGCGCCGCGCGCCCGACCTCGGGGCGTTACGACATCGGTGCCATTCAAGCGGGAGGCACCAGCCCGCCGCCCGCCGTCTCTACGGGCGGGCGCTTGATCAGGAAATGAAATGAAGTTTCGCGCCCTCATCAACGGCACGCCCGAACCTTTGTGGCGCACGAATGCCCGCGATGACGCCGACAAGTTTCTTGCCGATCTTGGCAAGGCGCCGCCCTCGCGGCGTGCCTTTCTCGCGGGCGCAGGCGCGGGGGTACTGGCGGGATATTTAGACTCTCGGCGAGCGGTTGCGTTGCCGCGCGGAAGCGGGCTGTCGCCGGGCGGCGGCGGCGGCGGCGCCCCCGGCAGCATCATCAACGCGCGCCTCGGGTCGGACACGACCTATCCGAACATCCCCGCCGCGCTCGTGGACATGATCAGCGGCGACACGCTCCTGCTTCCCGCAGGGCCGACTTATCTCTATGGCGGCGTCACGCAATACTATTCGCATTGGCAGAACACCGACTCCACCGGCTACGGCGGGACGGCTGGCGACGGCTTTAATTCAATGTATCTCGGCTCATCTGTGACATCGGCTTATTACAGTGCAATCCTCACGGCGGATTACGGCACAATTCAAGGGGCGGGCACGGCAAACAACGGGCGCGCGCTGGTTACGCCGCCCATCGGCATTCTTGTAAACAATCTCAACCCCGGCGACACGGTTATCTATTTTAATCTGGCAACGCCGGTCGCAAGCTGGCACACGTCAGGCACGGCGTACATTGACGCGGGATATAATCTCGGCCAGTTCGCGAACTATCAAATCACCTATACGGGGATTGACGCGGGAACGAACGCCCTCACAGGCGTTAGCACGGGAAGCATCGCGGCGACGGTGCCAGCCGGGACGATGCTCGGCGCAGTATGCAGCGCCAACGGCAAAGGGATATTCGTTACTTGCGGGCAAAATCCGGGGTGGACTTTCAACAACCTTGAAATAGCCTGGACTATGTGGTCGGGCGATAGAGCAACGATGTCGCCGATCCGGCAGTCGGACTCCTATCCGGGGCAGGTGCAGGTCGGATCATTCACAACGAACAACTGCTTTCTGCATGATTGTCGCACGCACCCTGGCATCGGCTATACCGGCATCGGATCGAATGCGACAACCTTCGCCCATATGTTTGATACAGAGTTGTTTCAGATCGGCGCTTTCGACCAAACCAGGGCGAACACGCATAACGTCTATATCGGGCATGTCGGCGAGTTCATTATGGATAACTGCTATTCCCATAAAACCAATGGGACATGGCTGGCGAAGTCGCGCGCCAACTTCAACTTCTTTCGCTATTGCCAATTCCTCGGACAGCGAACGGACGCAAACCCTAACGCAACCGAGAATAGCGGCGTCGATATCTCCAATGGGGGCCTGACCTACCGAATTGGTAACATTATCCAGCAATCAAATAATGCGGCCCAAGCGGCTACTTTTTACAATGCCGAAAACCCGATTACGTTCGGCGGCGGACCCGTCGAAGGCGGCTCGCCAAACCCGCTGCAAGAACTCTATGTTTCAAACGAAACGATCATAGGATCGCAGACAGGATCGCCATCTCATAGCGTGGCAACCTACGCCCCGTTCATGCTTTGGGGGCCGGGCGTGTGGAATCCCGAAATCCCCTTTCTCTCCCAAGGTGGGACAAGCACCCTCCCCGCGCGATCCTATTGGGTACAGAACACGATGACCGGCGCGAGCGGCGGCGAGACGACCGCTTCGCCGCTCTATGGCGATATTGGCGGGGGACGGCCCTATGAGACGTTGGCCGTTCCCATCAACAAGTTGATTACAGTGGCCTCGCCGCTCACGCGCACTGGCACGGCGCAGTGGAATTGCTATATGGGCTATGCAGGCCCGGTCATCTATGCGACCGTCCCGACCTATCCCTTCACGCAAACTGGCAATCAGTTCTTTTGGAATGCCGACAAAGTTACAAGTCCGATCTTTTCGCAGACCTCGGGCGGGACAACGATATCAATCACCGGCACGCTGACGAATGGTAGCCAAACAATTACGGCGATCTCTGCCCTGTCTGGCGTCGGGACGCTCGCTCAGTTGCTTGGTCTTGCCGTTTATGTCGGCACGGCTCAGGGCCTCTCTATTGATATAGTCGATGAAGCTGCCGGGACGTTGCATATAAATAGCTCTTGGGGCGGCAGCACCGGATCGGTAACGATCAGTTTCGGGCACTACGTTTATGTAGGCTTCACCTACGCGACGGCACTCGGCGATAGCGCAAACGAAGCCTTGGTCGGGCAGGATTTTATTAACCCCGCCCACCCGTGGATAGACGGTAATTACGGAAATCACACCGATCCGCTTTATCTTGGCGCGCTCTATCAAGTTGATCCCGGCAATAAGCTAGTGGTGGCGGCGCCGCCTTCTGGCCCGACTTGGGCAACGGGCGTCAATATCTGGCTGCAAGACGCGCTCTATTGGGCAGGCGGATATTACCTATCCAGCGCCGACACGGCAGGCACGGTTGGTTTGAGCAAACAGACCAGCGCGCCGGTTGCTTTTGGCGCATCGTGGACCTCACCCGCGAACATCCTCACCAAGGCGCAATCGCTTAATCTCAATATGTTCAAGCAGAACGCCATCCCGATCAATGTCGGGACAAACTTCACAGAACCAAATACGGCACTGGCCAATCACAACTCCACGACCGGACAGCTACAATGGCAGCGCCGCGCTGCCTCGCGCTTGGGTCAAGGCGGCGATGTTGAGATATGGTTTGCGAAGGTAACGGGCACGCTCACAGGTTATGTCGAGACAATCTATCTGCCATCAAGCGAGCTTGTCTGCGGCGTGGCGTCGGTATGGCGCGGGGTTGATGCAACGACGCCCTTTGACACCAATTTCTTCTGGCCTGCCTGCCAAGAGCAGCAGCCGATGTCGATTGACACCGCCCTGACGAACGACACGGTTCTATCGGTGTTTCGCACGAATGCAACCGGCGCTGGCACTGGCTTTACCCTGCTTGGCGCGGTGGGGAGTCTTTGTAACGCGCAATATGCGCCGTTTACAACGGCTCAAACAGGGCTTGCCGTGGGGATAAGCGGCGGCGGCGCGTCAACCAATGCCATGATTGTAGACGTGCTACATGGCACGAGCGGAGCGCCTACTTTGGTAGGCTCGGCTATTACGATCAACACAACGGCGAACAAGGTCAATTTCACCGTGCCATCGGCAGCGGCAGATGACTATATCGTGCTGCTTGTTACGCCCTCTGACTCTTTCGGGCAGATTTCCGGTATTGGGCTTATTGGTACGCCGCTGGCGAATACGGCGGTGGGCGTCTCGCCGGTTGTGCTTATTCAGAACACAATCTGTTGCAACTACAACCCCGGCTTTACGGGCGGCAACAATCTTGCGTGGATGGAGTATTACGGGGCGCCGCCCTCTACTAACGTTACGCAGACCACCAATCTCTACGCCAGCCCGTGGAACGGCTCGACCTTCGGCTCGCCCTCTTTCGGCACGGTCTTCGCCGACAGCAACCAAACGCACTACAATTACGCCCTTGCGGGCGGATCGCCCGCGCTCAACGCCGCGAGTAATCCCGGCTCATCCCCTTATGGGCAAAGCCTGATTCCGGTTTATCAGTCAAGTTATACAGGGACGGTAACGCCCGGCACGCCCATCCCGCCAAAGACGCCCCGGAGCGATATCGGCCCGGCCCTTACGGGCGCCATCGGCGCCTTGAAGGGGAGTTGACATGGAAATTACACGGGAATTGACGTAAATTCGCAACCTGAAAGGGCAAGAGTGACATCATGGCAAAGAACATGGCTTCGCGTTTCGGCGGCGATATGGGCGAAAAAAAGAAAGCAGTTAAGGGGGGCAAAATGCCCTTCAAGAAAGCGTCAGCCAAAAAGCCGGGCAAGAAAATGGACGCGGAAGATCACAAGTTCGGCGTCAGATGAGACCTAGCATCATGTGAGCACCAACAAAGACGACGAAGACGAAGACCCGCCAGTCTTTATCGACATGATACGGCGGAAGCAGGCGGCGCCCCTACCGGAACCGAAAACGACATGGCGCTGCGACTGCAATAAAATTGTGCTTGCTCACATGCGGTGGTGCCCGCATTGCGGCAAGGTGATTGGCCCCTAATGCCGCCCGACATTTGGGCGATTTTGGTGGGACTTGGAGGGCTAATCATTGGCGCAGTCGGCGTACTTTCAAAGGCCCTCGATAAGGGGCTGTCAATTCGCGAGCATGAGGAATTTAGGAACAATATCAACAACAGGATTGACCAAGTCGTAAGGCAATACCAGCGCGACGATGATCATGTGTTGGAGCGCCTCACGCATCTGGAGCAAACGCGACCGACGACCGGAGAGCTAGAGGCAAGGATCAACACGCACCGCGATGAAACACGAAATACCCGGCCAATGCGATGAATAACTTTCGCTTCGTTACGCATCTGGATACGTCGGCGGTGATGGCAACGCTGATGAAAACCATGCCCGCGAAGTGGAAGCCGGTCGAAGCGAGGGGCGAACTTAACAACGAGATGATCGGGCTGGGCGCATCGCTGGTTTTGCGCGGGCACGATGACATCACCAAAGAAAACTGGCTCGATGATTTGCCCGTCAAAGAGACCGCAGAGCTTCAGCCGTGGAAGTCGATGCAACGGCTGCTCGCCAAGGCGCGCGACATCATCATGGGCGAAGCGGCGGGGCAGCGTAACCTTTCGGGGGAGATGGCGCGGGCTATGATCTCGCGCCTTGATCCCGGCTCAAGCATCTTCTGGCATACCGATAACGGCCCCTATCACGATCGCACCGTCCGCTTCCACGTTCCGCTCGTCACCAACCCCGGCTGCTTGATGTATTCGGGGCCGCAAGTGCAGCATATGGAAGTAGGTAGTCTTTGGTTTTTCAACAACAAGGTCAGGCACTCGGCGGCGAATTGGGGAATCCACTACCGCCTTCACCTTATCTTCGAGATGTACATCATCGAAAGCGTCATACAATGAAGGCAACGCGCTATCGCGTCTTTTGGGAACCGCTTGCGACCGTGCTTGATGATGGCCTAGCGGAACTTGTCTCGCTGCATTGGGATGAGGTCGGCGTTCATAAGCAGAAGATGCCGCTCGATTGTGATTGGGAGCGGTATGAGGAATTAGAAAAACTAGGGATATTGCGGATACTGGCGGCGCGCTCGGGCGATAATCTCGTCGGCTATCACAGTCTGATGGTGATGCCGCATCTGCATTATCGCACGACCATGCACGCGATGAGCGATGCGATCTATGTGCTGCGCGAGCATCGCCGCAGCGGATTAGGCGTCGTCTTGATCGACAAGACGGAAGCCGATCTCGGAAAAGAATTGAAGAAGGTTCGCATCTGGTATCACGACAAAGCTAACCTCGAAATGCTGGGGCCGGTGCTGGCAAAGCGCGGCTACACCCACGTCGAAAACTGCTGGGATAAGATGGTGGAGGTTTAGCATGGGCATTGTTGCGGGCCTCGCGGGTGCGGCGGCAGCGGCCTCTCTCGGCTCTACCGTCTCAGGCGCTTTTAGCGGCGGCGGCGGCGGGTCGGCCCCTGCTCAGTCCTATGGTGGGTATTCCACAAGCGCCCCGCCTCCCTATCAGCTAGGGGGGCAGGCCCGTGCGGACTTGCTTTACAACGATCAATTTAATGCTTTGGCATTAGGAGCGCAGCAACAGCAAGGGGCGACCGCGCCCTATTGGGCGAACTATCTGGCAAATATCAGCAACACGCCGGGCACCAGTCTTGCCAACCAAGGCGCGAACATCGCTGCGACCAACACCTTGCAGAATACCCTGCCGCAAGCCTATGGCGGGGCAAATATGATGTACGGGCTGGCACAGCAGGCGATGCCTTACGGGGCGGCGGGCATCGGCAGCGCGCAGCAGGGTTTGAACTATGCCAATCAAGGCATGGGGCTGGCGGGACAAGTGGCAAACACCGCCTTCGACCCGCAAAGCGCACTCTACGCCCGAACGCAGCAGCAAGTGCAAGACCAGGCTAACGCTATTAATGCGATGTACGGTTTATCGCAATCTCCCTACGGCGCGGGCGTCGCCAATCAAGCGATGAGCAATTTCAACATTGATTGGCAGAACCAGCAATTACAGCGCCAGTTACAAGGATCGCAAGCCTATCAAGGGGCGCTGGCGGGGTACGGTGGCGCGCAGCAGGGCTACTCCAACGCGGAAGCGGGCTACGGCAATATGGTGAACGCGATAGGCAAGGGCGTGTCAGGTGCCTACGATCTCAATACGGGTGCGGCGCAACAAGCGGCGAGCAACTTGGCGTTGCCGTATCAGACAGCCATCGGGCAGCAGCAGAATTATGGCAACCAACTCAATGCCTATAATCAGGGCTTTGCGGGCATGTACGGCCTTGATGCAACAACGGCGAACATGCTTCAGAATTATTTGGCCCTCGGCCAGCAGGGCGGACAAGGCGCGGTGAATGCGGCGTCTGTCAACCAAGCGGGGCAAAATCAATACTTCGGGCAGCAGCAGACACTTGGCGCAGGAACGGGCGCGGCCATTCAAGGCATTGGCAACACCCTCAGTAGCCCGACCATTCAAGGCTCTCTGAGCAACCTCTTTGGCGGGCAACCCTCTACCTATGCGCCCGGTAGTCAATCGTATGGCTACTATTCCAACCCCAATACCTACTATGACCCGTCCACGGTAAACATACCGGGCCAAACCGCAACACCGTATTAAGGGGGGATTAGGATGAGACTCAGCCCGGCCTTCCTATCCTCCATCTATCCCGGCTACATGCACGCCCAGGCGTTGCAAAGCCAGACCGATGAGCAGCGGGCGCGCGCTCTTTTGCAGGCGCGATATGCGCAGCCCGTCTCGACGGGCGGGGTCGATCTCTCCCAATTCTTTACCGACCCAGGCGCGGCGACGATGGGCGCGATGCAGGGGCAGCAAGGCGGTCAGCAGCCGGGAGGATTACCCCAGCAAGTTCCTGGCGCAGGCCCACCCGGAGGTCCACCCGCTCCCGCTCCTTCCACCGGCTTCGCAGGGGGCGCTGGGGCGCCAAGTCAAGGCCCCGGCCTGCCGCCCCAAGTCGCCGCCTCTCCCCCGTCAGCGCCCCTCCCTGGCGCTGGCGTGATGGGCGGGCCTTTGGCGGGTGGAGCGGCACGGCCCCCGGTTATGCTGGCGCAAACGGGGGGAGGAATGCCGCCTGCCGCGCCCCCGCCCGGCATGGGCGTGCCGCCGCAGGTCGCCCCTTCGCCGATGGGAGCGCCGCCGCCTGCCCCCGGCATGGGGCAACCCGGCATGGGGCAACCCGGCATGGGGCAACCCGGCATGGGGCAGGGACAGCCGCGCCAGTTCAACGCCGCCGCCGCGTTCCAAGCCTTACGGCGCAATCCAGCAAATGCAGGCGTGCCCGACGAGGCGCTTTTGCAATATGTGCGGCAATTCCAGCAAACGATGACGGCGGGGCAAATTACGCCCTATGAGCAAGCGGAACTTGCGCAGCGCAATCAGATTTCGCCCTACCAGCAAGCGGAACTTGCGCGGAGCAAGCAGCAAGATGAAGAACACAAACGGGAGTTCGGAATCACCTCTGGGCTGGAATCCCGGCGCATTAAGGATGCAGAACAACATCAAGACGTGATCCTAATGCAGGATCAAGGAAACAATAATCATACGTATCGCTACAATATAGCCACAGGCAAATCGACCGAAATGGATACTCAGACGCCCTACGCTCCGTCAGGGGCGTCTACCAAAATGGGAACGTCGGGACAGCCCCGGAGTGCCCCCGCGATGGCGGTCAAGAAATTCATGGAAGAACATCCGGACGCGACAGCAGACGACATTGCCAATTTTGGCGCGGCCTATGGAGCTAAGGTTAAGACGGCGCGCGACTTCGCGACCGGGCAGCAAGGCAATGGCGTTAAAGCCATACAAACTGTTTTGCAGCATTTTGACGTGGTGCAGCAAGCCGCCGACGCGCTCGGCTCAACCGATATTCAGGTGCAGAACCGCGCCCGGCAGTTCTGGCAGAAACAATTCGGTTCCCCGCTTCCGACCAACTTCTCTGCACTGAAGCAGATTGTTGGTTCTGAAATAATCAAGGCGGTTGTCGCGGGCGGCGGCGGCGTGACGGAGCGCGCAGAAGCGGAAACTTATTTATCAAACTGGAACTCTCCCGCTCAAACCGCAGGCGTCTTAGGCGAGTATGAACAACTCATGGCGGGCCAATTAAACGGGCTGCGGATGCAATATGAATCGGGATCGGGACTTGACGATTTTGACCAGCGCCTACGGCTAAACGACAAGACCCTGGATGTTATGAAAAAGCACGGGTATGTCTCTGGCGGCAGCGGAGGAACAGGCGGCGCAGCGGCGGGCGGCGGTGGATCAGCGCCAGCGGCGCCCTCGAATAAACCCACAATTAGCAACTGGTGATTTCTTGCCTCGCGATATCACCATCACATTCGGCGACGGCTCATCGCACATTTATAAAGGTGCGCCGGATGACATCACGCCCGAGATGGTGCAACAGCGTGCCGCAACTGAGTTCTCGGGCCAGCAGATAACCAATATTGATGGCGGGCGTAATTCGCTTGCACAGATTCCCGCGTCAGACATTGATCGGGCGCGCTCGAAGATCGGCGGCGCTTTCGTCGGCGCAGGCAAGGCGCTTGGTGAAGACATCGGCAATATGGCGGGCGGCATTTGGGATACTGTAAAGATTCCCGGTCGGGTTGCCAATATGCCGTCTATGCCATTTGCGCCGGAAAAGATTGATCCGATAGCGCCGCAGGATTTGCCCGAGGCGGCTCGTAGCGTCGCTGGGCTTATGTCGGTTGGTGGGGGTGGAGTTGGCCCAACTACGGCTGTACGCGCGGCAGCGGAAGGTGCGCGCGGCATTGGTGAGGCTGGCGGCGCCATAGCTCGCTATGGCGTGGCGAAGCCTATCGGCGCGGCTGTGGCTCCCCCGATTAATCTCGTCAAGAACGCTATAGGCACTGAGGCAAAGGCGACAACGGCGGAAGTCGCGCGCCAAGCGACCGAAGGCATCGGCACATTGATGAAAGAGCCTGAAGGAGTCGTCGCGACCCATAAGGCGTTTACCGACATCACCGCAGGCAAGCCAAATGCGACGGTCTTAAACCTTAAGAAAACGCCGTCTGAAGCGGTTGTCGCCGCTGCCGCGCGGGCATCGGATGAGGAAAGGAAGGCGCTCGCCGCCATGAACGCGGCGGATAAACAACTGAAGCAGGCAAAGGCGAGCCTCGCGAGGGCAGAGAATACGAAAGGCGCCGACCCCATGAAACTTGCGGGCTTTAGGGGCGAAGTCAGCCGCGCGCAAGTGAGGGCGACCCAGGCGAGCAAGGCGCATGACGCGGCGGTGAGCGAACAAGTCAACCGCACCAACATCCTTGAAGGCGCGCAAAAAGACATGACGCCAGAGGAAATTCAGAGCGCCAAGGACGCGGCAGACAAAACTATCGAGAATCTAGATAAGCTACGCTCTGACATCACCGCGCAAAACGCGCCAGTCGCCAAGATAGCAACTGCGGGAAAGAAGATTTTCGCAGAGCTTCACCGCAAGAATTTTATTAATAAGGAGCAACTTACAGAGCTTGAAGGCAAGGTCAACACGATGCAAAAGCAAACGAGGGACACGGCAACAGCGCGCAGGCGGTTATTCTGGATAATGGCCGGAATCGGTGGGTTGACATCAGTTCCCTATTCCGTGCGCCGGTTTTTGCAGCCATGAAGCTGCTTTGCGTTGATACGTTTGGGGAATGTGCGCTCGGCTGGCTCATGCAGTGTCAAGACGCGGGCCATCAGGTGCGCTGGTATATAGCGGAAGCCAAGAACCGGCATATCGGCGACGGTATCATTCGCAAGGTGGACGATTGGCACGATCATATGGGCTGGGCGGATATTGTTTTCACGCCCGACAACCTCAAGTTCCTCAAAGAGTTAGATGCATGGCGCAAGCGTGATGCGCACAAGATCATTCTTGCCCCCTCGCAAGAGGTAGCGTCGTGGGAAACGGATCGGCTCAAGGGCATGGCGGTCATGCGCAAGGCGGGGATTGAGATACCCGATTGTAAAGAGTTCTCGGACTACGATCAGGCGATCAAGCACGTCACCAAAGAGATGCGCCCATTTGTCTCCAAGCCATGCGGCGACGAAACCGATAAGAGCCTGTCTTATGTCGGCAAGACGCCCAAGGATTTAATCTTTAAGTTGAGCAAGTGGAAGCAGCAGCAAAAGCTAAAAGGCAAGTTCCTGTTGCAAGAGAAGATCAAAGGCGTTGAGGCAGCGGTCGGCGCATGGTTTGGCCCGGCTGGCTTTACCGGAGGATGGGAGGAAAATTTCGAGTTCAAGAAGATCATGGCGGGCGATCTCGGCGTGAATTGCGGAGAAGCCGGAACCGTCATGAGATATGTGGCGAAATCAAAACTAGCCGACATGGTTTTAAAGCCTATCGAGGATGAGCTTCACCGGCTCGATTATGTCGGCAACATCGACGTGAATTGCATCATTGACGAGGATGGCAAGCCGTGGCCCTTGGAGTTCACCTGTCGCCCTGGCTGGCCGAGTTATCTTATCCAAGCGTCACTTCTAGAAGGCGATCCGCTCGAATGGTTGGCCGATCTATGGGAGGGGAAGAAGTTAGATTGTTTCCGCTTAGATGAGGTTGCTGTCGGCTTCGTTTTGGCGACTGCGGATTTCCCACATAGTCACATGACGCAAAGGGAAGTTGTAGGATTTCCTATCTGGGGATTAGACGAGATACGTAGTGCGGATGTCATGCTCTGCCAAGCAATGAAGGGAACGGCGCCTTATGAAGTGGGCGGTAGCATCGTCTACGGTCCATCGCTCGTCACGGCGGGGGATTACGTGGCAGTAGTAACAGGCACGGCAGGAACGGTTCACGATGCGCGCAGGAAGGCACAGACAGCGTTAGGCAAAATTGAGATTCCGTGTTCGCCGTTCTGGCGAGACGACATCGGGGAGAAACTTCAATGGGAACTTCCAGAAATTAGGCAGCATGGTTTTGCAGTTGGACTGGAATATTAGGGGCCCCTTATGTTGATGCACAAAGAACTTACCGAGATTCTTAATTACGATCCTGCTACTGGTATTTTTACGTGGGCAAAGGCTCGGAGCAACTGCATTAAGCAAGGCCAGATAGCTGGTACAGCGAGGGCGGATGGCAGATGGGTTATCCGTGTTGGGAGGCTCTATTTAAGAAGCAGGCTTGCCTTCTTATATATGAAGGGGCGCTGGCCCAGCGAAGAGATTGATCATATAGATAGGAATGGAGCTAATGATGCGTGGGTAAATTTGAGAGAGGCGTCGCGGAATCAAAATGAGGCCAATAAATCAAATGACAATCGTGCAATGTATCGCGGCGTATATCACCGTCCTGACAAAAAAACGAAGCAATGGGCTGCGCGCATTAAGATTGATGGTAAGGAAAAATATTTAGGATATTTTTTGACATCGAAAGAGGCGGCGTGTGTGTATGACGAGGCGGCAAAACTAGAGTTTGGTGAGTTCGCATCCTTGAATTTTCCGTCCGGCGTCTAGATGACATCGCAATTCGATACGATTGCCAATCTCCTGACCGAAGGGACGCAGCTTGCGCTAGAGGAACATCTAGCAACGCTGCGAATGGACAATCCGGTTGAGGGCGAGAACTATATCAAGATCAAGGCCATGAAAAGCAAAGCGGCTTCCGACATCCTCGCCATCCGGGCGCGCGTCGATAGTCAGTCTCTCAAGGGGCGCAACCTTGACCGCCTCGGAAGTGTGTTAAAGCAAGTGAGGGAATGGACGCCCAAGGCGAGCGAAGCTAATTAACTCCGTCTACTGATTGATCTGATGAGAACGCAGAGAATGAGATTAGTCGGGATCATCCCAAACACGACGGCCCCAATAATCTGCATGGCGACGCCTGCGGATAAGTGATCCATGCGTTCCCTTCCTATCGCTCTACTTTGCGAGATAGCCACTGAGCGCCTAGCGTCAGTAACCCGATGCCTCGTATAGCGTCGGTGTCGCCGCCCCAGCCGAAAACTTGGGGTTCGCCATCATCATTGAGCAACACGCAGACCCCGGCCACTATCTCGCCGAACTTACCTTCGCGCGTCTGCTTCGCCAGCGCCTCAATGAGAGCAGGAATGTCTTGCAGGTTTCCGGTCAGCTTGACCACTTTTAGGTCTGCCATGTGGCCTTCCCTATTCCTTCATTGGAGAATGCTTTGCGAGTGCGCGGATTTTATGCCGCTCATAATCAGCGACGGCTGCATGAAGTTCGCAGATGCCGCTAAAAACCGGCTTGGCCTCCATAGGCGCTTCGTCAATCATTCTGTTGAGACGGCGCAACTCGCGCCTTGCGTTCCGGTATTCTTGCTCGGTCATCGCTTGGCCCTTCTTTAATTGCAGCGTCGATGGTTGCTGCTGCGGTTTTAAGCGCGGCGCGGTATCCCCTGGCGTAAGGATCGTTCTCGCCCTTCACTAAGGTCATCAAGTCGCGGCATATCTTTTTTGCGCGACGCAACCCATAAACATCGATTCCTGACATCATGGGTCGCACCAAAGCCCGACAATGCCGGTTAAGAACAGCACTAACCCAAGCACTAACCCAATGAAGTCGCCAGTAGCAATAACAACGCCGCTAATGAGCATACATATAATGCTCATCAATTGGGTTGCCGTCAGCGGGTGCCCTTCCACGTCATTCCTCCATATCGGCCAATTGTTTCACAAGATCGTGAATCTTCAAGCCATGATCTTTGGCAAGCGAGGCAAGATCAGCGTAAACGCCTAGTGGCGGTTCGGCTTGACCACTAGCCCACCGTTGCACGGTTCTGATACTGACGCCTAACGCCTGCGCCATATCCGCGTGCCAGCGCTTGCGCGAATGGCCATAAAGCGTCTCACCGATCTCGCGGAATAGCGCAGACATCTTAGGCAACTCCCTTAATGAAACATATCGATCAGGTGCGCGAGGATACGCAACCAGTGCGCAACTCCCCTGCCCCCTCCCCTATGCCGCGCCATCATGACTCGCCTCCCCCTTCAGGATACTCCCAGGTCATGCGCCTCTCTCCCCTTTGCGAAATTCTGCTGCGATTTCCTTCATGTATAAGCATTTGCTATTTGTTCAGCGCGGTACATGTCACGCCCTCCACTTTCTGCCCCTCGCTTTGAAACCGGATTTTTGCTTTTTCATAGGCGCGGAACGCTTCGCGGATTTGCTCATAAGCGAAATCGGCGGCTATGTTGATTTCAGCACGCTCTGCGGCTGTTTTGCCGTGTATATTTGTTGCTCCGATTGCAAGATGCTTATCAATCGCCGCGTCATATTGTTTGCGCGCCTCAGTAAGATATTCAGGGTACTTCCAGGTCATGTCACGCCCTCCCCTTGCGGTATCTTGTGCAGTTCCGCGATCCGCGCGCTTAGGGCTTCAATCCCATCAGCGCGTCCCGCGTAATAAACATCCAATAAGGCATCAAGCAGGCGCCAGCGTGCGACAATCTGCGCCGCGCCCTCTGTACCCGCCGCGCGGATTTCAGCAATCAGCCGATCCGCCAGCGCCTCACGGCTTGCGTTATCCTGATACTCGCTCATCCATCTTTCTCCTGGGAAGGGGGCCACCTAAAATCGATCATGTCGTTTTCTACAATCTCGATAATAACGCCAGCTAAATGCGCAAAATTAGATTGTCGCTTTGCTTGGCTCGACGTGGGGTAGGCTTGCCATTCATAATCTTTAAGTTTTGCAAGAATCGTCGCGATGTGTCTTAAGGCGCGATCTTTTCCGACGAGTTTCTGTGCCATTCCTCATTCCTCCCCGTACGCTTTGGCAAGCGCAGCACGCGCGAAATCAGTATCACCCTTCATAAATACAGGTTGTTCACTGCGGTTAGGCTGGTAATAGCACAGCAGTAACTTAAGGGCTTTGAGTAGATCAGGTGCCGCAGCGATTAAGCGCGCGTCACTTGGGCGATAGACGGTCGCAACTGTTGCGTTGCTGTTGTTGATCTGTATTTTCTCGGCACCTTGCGCCGATGCGTCGCCAATGATGCGCCCCTTGGCGATTGCGTTAGCTTTCCACGGTCCCGGAGTGTGTTGCTGTGTCATGGCTCATTCCTCCCCTTTAAGCGGCTTGAAGCAATGCAAGTGCGGCAGCGGTGTCGCCGCTTTCTAGCGCCTTTCTAGCGCGATCAATTACAAGTCGGGCATTGAATCGCGGCTTGATCACTTGTGCGCTGTGATCGTCGGCAGTGCGTTTGCCGTTAAAGCAAACGAAACCATGAAGCGGCGCCGTTCCTACGCATGAAGTGACAAGGCGCCTACCGCGCGCTACGTCAATTTCCTTACCCTCTTGCGACCAGAAAGACATACGCACAGTTTCCCCACTAGGGAAAACGGCTTCATATACAGGTGCGGGATAGTATCCATGCTTTGCCATTGTTGGCCCTTTCGCCAGTTACGGAGCGGGCAAATCCCGTTCCTGACTCCTAATGCCCGCTGGGGCCATCCATGCGGGCAGGTTAGGGGTTGTGGGGAGGTCTAGAAGTCTGGGCTTTCGCCCATATCATCCCTTTCGTATCCATCGATACGATCAGCTATGGCGCTATAAGATCGGCGCGGCTTGCGGGCGCGCGATAAGGCTTTTTCTCGCGTCAATCTCTCTTGCTTGCGTTCACTTTGTTCCCGCGCTACGCGCTGGTATCTAGTTTCCATAAACTGGCCTCTTTTGCCGGTTTGGTTGCGCGCCAATCGCATCAACCATGCTGTAACGTTACGCTTGTCACGTTACGCTGTCACCTAGAAAGCGCGCAATATTCTTGCTTTCTTTTCGAGAAAGCTAGATCGCCTCCCAGGAGCAGGGATTGTCCCTGGTGAAGATTTCAGTCAGTAGGCTAGGTACGCACCTATCACCCGAGAATCGCTTGCAGCGCCATTGCTGCGCGTCTGCATCGTCCTCAATCAATACCTCAACCAAGATGCTCCCTGGATCAAGCCTAAC